ACAGGGGGCGGTGCTTTTTTGCGAGCCCTCCCCCCGGTTGACGAAATTTCAAAATGAAATCAGATTTCAATCTCCCTGGTCACCTTACGGTATACCCCGGTCAAATTCATTTCAATAATTTCGTCGATCGCTTGATCATTCGCTAAATTGTCATCAAAAACTGAAAGATCTGATGACGTCCTAGCCACCCTACCTAGGTAGGCAGAGGTATGGTACCCGTGTTGGATGTCCCAGAGGTGCCATTTATCAAACTCATCAAAGGGGTCGTAAGGATTGTCAGTTGTTGTCAACCTACTTACCAGCATGGTGTGCGCTCTCTCCTTTCTGATGAGTTCATTCGTTGATCGCACGACGAACAGTGGACGTGGACACGCCGAGTGCCTCTGCTATCTCAGCAGTAGTCGCACCGTTCCTTGACATAGCCTCAGCTCGCGCAGCCTGAGAGTCTGTCAGTCCTCGTTGAGTTCGAGGTGTTGCCAGCTGCCTGATGTACTCGATGTCGGCGTTGGCTACTATCTGTTCGAGGAAGTGGTTTGAGACAGCACCCTTTTGGATTGCTTCCCACTCTCGAACAGTTGGTGTTACCCGACTACCAGCCTTGTCCGCACCAAGTCTGTGTCGAGCAGTCTTCAACGCCATCGATTCAAGCTTTGCAATCTCATCATCGTCGATGTCTGGATTAGAGGCCCGCTTGGCATCCACCACACCCTTAGCAACCGCCTGAGCCTGGCGCTCTAGGGGCTTGTTCTTAAGGGCGGTATTAAGTTTAGCCCGTAAGGATGAAACCTCAGGGGCGTACTCTTTAGCAGCACGGGGGTTCTTTACCAGAGATGGCTGACGAATAGATTGCAGTCGAGCTTTATTAGCCATGGCCTTTAGCTTATTAGCATGGTCGGCATATAAAGCTTCCATATCAGTACCAGAAGATAATGAGTGGGCGTTCTTAACCGTACTCATTTTATTCGTCTTGGTCTGATAATAAACCTTCTTGGTGGTTCCATTCTTAAGGGTCTTGGTATAATATCTACCAGTCTCCTTGTAAATGAGCTCACCAGTCTTGGGATCTATATGACCCCCTTCAGAAGCCCGGCGTAGTTTACGTTCAGGAACATATGCCTTGGACTTGGCGAGAGAGATAAGGGTGGAAGCTCCACCCCCATTTTGGTATTTCTTCTTTAGCTGGGAAATACCATTATCTTTCTCCGACTGAACATAATTCAATCCGTGCTTCTCGGCGTCGATGACTACCATGGAGTGGCGAACCGCTCGGGCAATCTCCGAAGGCTTAGCATCGTGGAGGGTCATATCAGTAATCAGATTACTAATCTTACCCATCTCGGTCTGCGTATTGGTCATACGCTTCATACCCGGAACCGCAGGATATGCAGTCTTAGGATCGAAACCCTTAAGGCCACGAAGAGTTGGTGTGGTCTTAACTTTAGTGGTTCCACCGAGAGGAATGACTACTGCGTTATCCCCATCGAAGTCTGCTCCCGACAAACGCTCGGCAACAGATGGGTGAATACCAACCGCATCTTTAGCCTTAGGTGTGATGAGCCGCTGGCCGTCCTTGAATTTGTTGTTGACAACCAACTCAGGGATCTCGAAGGTGCCTCCATGCGGATATCGAACCAGCGCCACTCGCTCCCCATGCTTGAAGTTGGGAGCATAGATCTCGTTAGGCTTAATATTCTTAAGCGGAAGGAGAACCTGAGCAGCCTGGCGCGGAAGAGCGGCAGCTTTCAAATGCACAGAAGCGGAATCAACAGTCTCTGCAAACTTCTCAAGAAGCTTTCGCTTGATGATGGGGTTCGTAAGAGACAGAATCTCTTGTAAATCGTCTTCATACTTCTTGCGAGTGATGCCGAGCTGGCGCTTAGCCATATCGAGACTCTGCTTGGAGAGAAACTGGGAAGCCAGAGACTTACTCCACGAATCCCAAGAGCCTTCGTCGTTGACTAGGTTGAGCGGAGACAGATGCTTCTTTCCATCTTTGCCTGTGTACTCCATCTGACGACGAATAGTCGCACCAAACGGATTATCGGGGTCGGATTTCAGAGGCTTAAGGGTATCGAGCTTATTTCCGGTGTTCTTCTTATTGGTATTGAATCGAACATCAACACCTTTAGGAAGATCGTCGGAATACATAGCCATACCCTTTAGATAATGGCTGCCATCCACAGCAACACGGACCTGAGCATATGAGCTACGACCCAGATCAAGGTCAGGAACACCGCGGCGGAGCTCAATAACACCATCCATGTCGCTACCACCGTCCGGACCATACTTAACCTCGAGCCGTTTCGAGTCGAGGTTAGTAGGCTTGCGAATACCAGTAGTGATATCCCCATCATTGACGACAACGCCAGGAGTACGAATCTTGTCAAGGTTCTTCACCACCTCAGATTTAGGTACTCCGGGAGGAGTTAGGACGCGGATGTTGGTGTATCGATCAGTACCCGCCTGCTTCAAATATACGTCGTGAGTCTCGTAACCCTCTTCCTTGAGCATCTCGACGGCAGCTTTAAGCTGTTCGTTAGACACGCCAAGGTTAAGCTCAACGCCGGTACCGAAGTCGATATACTTTCGGTTGTCGGCGTCCTCACGAAGAATATCAGCCGCCTTAGAGATCTTGTCCTTGCGGGCAAGAGCATCAGGCTTGAGGAGTTCTCGAACAGAGCTCTCGTTAAGACCCATCTCACGACCGATGGCAGATGTAGATAAACCCTTCTGCTTCAGTTCCAGAGCGCGGTGAACCTTATCAGCCTTGAGTTCGGCGTTGGCGTTCGTAATATGCGCTCGAAGCTGAGTCGTAGTGAGACCCATTGCCTTAGCGATTTGAGCCTGACTCATCCCCTGCTTACGAAGCGCCTCAACCTGCCCTTTAAAGCCGTGGGCGGACTGATATGGCTCCTTACCCGAACCCCAAGGATATCGCCCAGACCTACGAGGCATGCCGTAGTGGGCCAGGTAGTCGTCATGCTCATCTTCTGAGAATATCACGATTCCTCCTTAGCCTTCTCTATCAGCTTATCGAAATGTACGATCCGGGACATGATGTGCGAGATGTCATCCATCTCCGGAATATAGATCTGGACATCATCGTTCTGGTAGATACGAAGTTCGTAATCCAGAGACGCGGGCTTCTCTCCATACTCGAGGCAGAACAACGCGGCGTAGACCATCAACTGATCCATCTTGACTCGACCGCTTCCCGTCTTCAGATCATGAATTCTCAGGAAGCCTTTACGGTCGTCGAAGGAAATAGCATCTGCGGTACCGAACGCGTTGATCGAATAAAAGAGGACCACTTCAGGATCCATCTTGAATCCGATGGCGTCGTTCACATACGCATTAAAGGTCGCCTTGTTCCGAGGCATCCTCATTCGGAGTCGAATATGCTCCGCAGCGAGCGCATGCAAACGCGTACCATGTGCAGCGGCTTGCGCAGTCGCAAATGTACTCAGAAGCTTCTCGTCGTCGTAGTTCAACCATGAGTACTTGGACGCACTAAGGAATGCGTGCGCTCCCTCCAGGGTTAAGTGTTTGTTCCAGTTCATGAAGAACGTGCTCCTTGTTCTCCGGGAATATGAACGCGCCGAATGATACGGCGTTCGCTTTCTCGATGTAGTAGTCTTGGTTGGGCTGGTGTGGTTCACTAGCCGATTTCTTGACTTCGAGAAAGGCCCAACGGTTTTGGTACAGAACCGTGAGATCGGGTATACCTTGAATATGGTTCGGATCATTCTTCAGAACCAGGCATCCCGGAAGTCGCTGTTTGATCTCTCGAATCAAACCTTTTTGGAATATGCTCTCTCGAGCCATTCGCGATGTCCTTTCGCATAAGACTTACATAGAAGGGGCAAAGGGTCACTAAACACAGACCATCCCCATAATCTCTACTCTGATACCGAGAGGCCGAAAGGACACGAAAACCTTAAACGCCGTGGTAGCAAAAACGGCGCACGGTAAAAAGAGCGGTTTAGCCCCATTTTACCCCTTCTATTCATTATATGCGAAGTTTCTTACAAGGGGGCACTGATGTATTTGTACCATTGTACCAAAAAATCTCGTACTTCTTTTTTATTTCTTTAATTTTTTACTTTCAACCATTAATAGAGAAAAAAGTGGTAAAATGGTACAAGATTGCCACTTTTCGTTGGAATTGCAACGTTTCAGGGGAAGTGATGGCAAACGTACAAGATTTTCGCCAAATTGCCACTTTTCGTTGGAATTGCAACGTTTCAGGGGAAGTGATGGCAAACGTACAAAAATGGTACAAAAATGGTACAATGCCCATACTGCCCAGGGTCTAGTGATGGCGTTTGAAGCGGTTTGTACCACTTTTTTCCAAGTTTGTACCACTTTGTACCACCAAAAATGGTACAGAACCCTGGGCAGTGATGGCGTCCGCACAGCCCAAACAGGCTCCCAAAGACGCTACAAGGCATCCACAAAAGCCCGTTCGTTGAACTTCTTCTTCCGATATATGGCTGCCAGAATCGCCTTGTCGATCGGAGAATCCGTCATCAGACGATAGTAGTTCAGCCGAGAATACGGAGTGTTAAGACGGTCGATTCGACCTTCCGCCTGCTCCATGGTTCGGTAAGAATAGTTCAGAGAGAAGAACACCATCGTGTCTGTCGTGACACAATTCCATCCTTCAGCGCCAGAAGTGTACTGAACTAGATAGACCCAGTTGGATCCTTGAGGCAGGGGGTCATGCCGGTGTCCGTTGTACTCAGCAATCCGGTAACCCTCTTCCTCAAGTCCTCGCAGGATATCGAGTTCGTAGTCGAAGTTGTAGAAGACCACCAGTCTGGGGTGCCTTTTGAGAATGCCGAGAACAGCATGATACTTTCGGCGATTATCGTTGACAAGTCTCCGGAGCAGGTAGCAGAGTGCACCAGCGTTGGGTACTGGTTCATCGGTGTAGGGGTTGAATCTTGTCTTGAGGGCTTGCTCATATGGCTCCTTATCGTAGTCTACTCGAATATCGTGTCTCACACGCTCGGTGTGTCTAGCGACAGGCATGTCTACTAGTATCTTTCGTCTAAGACGCTCAAGAACCCCCGTATCAAGATATCGTTGGACCTGTGGGAACTTGGCGAAGTTGTTAAAGACAACATGACGTCTGAGGAATTCTGTTCGGTTCCTATAGAAACCATTGGCGACAAACAGCGGGATATAGTCGAGCCATACATCTCCAGGAGTTGCGGATAACATGATCCATCTGTTTCTCCGAGCGATCTTGATAAATGTTCGAGCCCACTTTCCGGATCCGCTTGCTCGCTGTTCGTCGAATATGAAGAACGCTTCGGTGACGTTCTCCACCTTATGGATCTCATTCCAGGCAAGGACGTGGACATCCCCATTCTCCTCACTTCTCTCTACACCGACCCGCGCGAACTCGAGGTCCCACTCGTGGTCGTTCCTCTTCTTGGCGGTCGTGATCACATAGCACGGGATATGCGTCCGTCTGGCTCTCAAAGGGTTCACACCACCCCCGCAGATCGTCGTATACCAGTAGACCACCGCCGTCAGACTCTTCCCCGAGCCAACTGACCCGCATAAAACCTTGCCGTTCGATAGTTTCTGCAAAGCCTCTCGCTGATGCGGCCGTAGCTGCATTATAGATCCTTCCTGGGATACTCATACCAGTGCTCCGAACTCATCGACAATAGCGGACCAGTCAACGTCACGCTTCATGTAGTCGACTCGCTTACCCTTCTCAGAACGAGTGATCAACTCAAGATTATCGAGACGAGGATTAAGCGGGTCTCCGTCGATGAACCAGAGATTATGTGTTGACGGGTCATAGTCGCCTACGAACGCCTTGTATACAAGAATGTGGTTGTAGAACATCCGGTTCCTACCGGTCTCTAATTCCCGGATATTCGTCGTGTAGTACCCGCTTTGACCCACACAGAGTGCCCTGAGATATGAGTTACCAGTCGACTTGCGGTAACGGACGACTCGCCCCTCCTCTGAGATGTAGTAGTCCGGATGGCCAACTAGGTTTCCAATCCAGCGCCCGACCAGATCGTACTCTGGAAAATAGCGGTCGCAGATGTCGTTGTTGATGAACATGGTGGTCCTTTCGTGAAATATAATGGGTGTGGGGAGGCTCTTAGACCGATATGATCCAAGAGCCTCCCCGAGAGTGATCAGGCAGCCGGGAAGTTACCTTCGTCGGCGATCAGGGTTGAACGGTAGTATACCGCGCTGTTCCCCAGAGTTGCGGCACTGTACCAAGGGTGGTCTTTGTCGTACTCGTGCAGCCGAATAACGCGTGCGGCGTAGTCAACCTCGAGAAGAGGGTTGTCCTGCCGTGTCATGATCTCGGAGCAGAGGCAGCGTGCTGTAAACTTAATGAACCCACTCTTCGTGAGAATCGGTTCAGAGCACATACCCCCGCCGCCAACAGATCCAAGAATGCGAAAAATCCACTTGCGATTGCTTCGAGGCTCTCGATAAGAGCGGATGCGATCTGCAAGCAGAAGTTCACCCAGTAGCGCCCTCTCATTGTGCGACACCGGCCATCATCTCCTTAGGATCATGTCGGGTGAGTCGAACTCTGGACAAATCCCACTTCAACACGCCGTCCACCCAGCTCAACTGGGTGTTGCGATTCTGGTTGATGTCGTAAACCCTCATGTGATACGCGATCGAACCGTTAGGGTCTGTAGTCTTCCAGAACACCGGAACCCCCTGAGAGATATAGGTGTATAGCGGCGGGGGATCCTCAGCGGTGTAGAGCTCCACGATGCAGCACCGAAGATCGTACTTCAGGAAATCGCTCTGCATCTCTTTGAGAACTTCTTCGTTGTTGCGGTCACCCATGGTCTTCGCCCCACGTGTCAAATCCGTCAACGGCACCCTCGTAGGTGATTGTCCGCCGACCCCAGTTGATCCGGAGCTTAACGCGCTTCTTCTTGATAGTAATCAGCTTGACTCCGTCCGCCTTGGGTCCGATGTAGACGCACTCGTCGTCGATGAAGAGATCCTCGATCTCCCACTTTCGCTCCCCCTCTGGAGAGTACCAGGTGAAGGTCCAACCGGTGGCGTTGTAGTTTCGGAGAGAAAATGGTGAGTCAGACATCAGTGTTACCTCGCTGTATCGAATGTCGTGTCGGATGTATTTCTCGGCAGTTGTCAAGAGATAGTTGTGTACCTCTTGCATGTTCTCATCGTGTGAGCTCATCACCGAGCACCTCCAGACGATCCTTGATGTGGTTCAGTACAGCTTGGATGTCCTTCGTGTCGAACGAGGAAATGGCGTCGCATACTTCCTTCACCGCGGTCTCACGGGCCTTGAGCGACATGAAGTGGAAACGACCCTCGTGCTCGTACTTCCTCCAGTGCTCGTGAGAAAGCCGCATGTGGATGTTGCAGTTCTCGTCCAGGAAGTACCAGGCCGTTTCGGTCATGGCGATGGTCTTGATGGAGTCGTAGATGTTGTCGTAGTCACCGATCGACGGGCAAAGACCCGATGCCGAGTACCAGCTCGAGAGAACGAGCTCGCCGTTCACGAGGGGGTAAGAGGTGTTCATGGTGGTGCTCCTTTGGTAGTCAGTGTGTGAAGATTTGGTCGAAGTCCACAACGTACACACCGTCATCATTGTAGACTCTGGCTTCCGTGGTGCCGGGAATGTACATGAAGTGTTCGTCGCGAATATCGTTGTGCCCCTTCAGGACAACCCAGTCGGACGAACCGTCCCAGTAATAGTCGTGGGCGTGGAATGTCTCGTTGCCATCGATATTGATGGAGATCTCGAACTTCTCGCCGGAAGCAGAAAGCTCGCCCCATCGCTTGATGGCGTCGGACATCTTGATGATCTCGGGACCTTTATCGATCTTAGCGATACGATACGTCTTAGATCCACAACGCCCGCTAGGCTCGAGCGTGAAGTCCTCGGGGTAGATTCCCACCTCTCGGCGAATGGTCTCGTTCACGAAAAGTCCGTGGAACATCACGATATCGTCGCCCGCCGGTGTCCGATCGAGATCAACGTCCGTAACGACGAAAGGCTCCTCACGAGCATACACGCCAAGAATTCGAGGGTACCAGTAGTTGTCGAGATCATCCTTGATGGTGGTGAAAATGTTGTCGCTCATTACAGTACATCCTTCGTCGCTGTGAATTTGTGGTAATTTTGGTAATCGCGAGACCAGAGCATCTTCCGTCTCGAGGTGAAATCCTTGACGAGACCATCCCTCTTTCGAAGAAGCTCCAACACGATGATGTATGGCGTCTCCCCGGAGAATTCCCGAACGCCGGTCACGTAATATGACTCGTCATCCAGAACGACTTCAATCCGTCGATTCAAACCCTCGTATGTGTCGAATACGAAGGGGAGTTCGCCGGAAGTGACTCGAAGCTCCTCGTCGATGGTGATGATCATCCGACCCGCATAATCCGGCTCAGCCTTAGTGACCTTGATCTTCTCGTAGTCATATAGAAGAGTCCGATGCTCGATTGCGAGATCTTCAACATCTACGCCGGTGAACCGAACTCCGTGCTCGTCAGTATTGACGTCGTAGACCATATAGATCTTGTCTTCATTGGAGTCTTTGATGAAGTAGTTGATGCAAGCCTTAGAGCCCTCTTCCAACTGCTTCATATAACGAATGACGTCCTGCTTGGTAACGAGATACTCAGCCATTGTCGCTCCCCGTGTCAATAAGTACGAGCTCCCGCCCGCTCAAGTCCTTGAATCCTGTCCGAACAACAATCTGATCGTGCTCGAAAATGAACAGATAATGAATTGGGATCTGGTCCTCCCAGCATGCGCAATCGAGATATACTCGCTCCTTCGTAGAGTTAATGCGGTATGCGAGGAATGTTCGTTCGGCGTTTTCGAATCGAATATAGAAGAGACGATTCTCTTTGATCATGTGAGCGCCAAGTTCCGCCCAGAATTCGCGGAGAGCCTCGGTTCCGGTATACATGGTCATCGGTCTGCCCCTCAGTGTAGTGGTGCTTTGAGGGTTGTCTTGTTGACGAAGTACTCGCCTTCGAGCAGATAAGTATGCGGCTCGTCTTGCGGGATGATCTTCGTCTCTGAGGTGACTACGATGATATTCAGGTCGTTCGAATGGCTCTCGCAGGCCTCGATAACCGCGATGGAGTGGTCCTCGTCGATACAGCGAATATCAGACCAGGTGTAGTTCCCGAGACTATTAGATCGCCGGAATTGCATGACGACCCCGTCGACCGCAGCCTCTCTACGATACCGCTCAAGACGATCGGTGGTCCTGCTCGAGAGAACCATGATGTTCTGACCGTCCGTAACGATCTGCTGGTAATCAGGATATGATCGCCGGATAACAGTTCGAGTGTCGCGGTCGAGAAGAGTCAGCTCAATCTCACCGTCATACTGCTCGATGGTCCAGTCGAAACAGTGGTTGTAGTCCAGCAGAATAAACGGTCGGGACTCGTCAGGGATGTTGATGAGTATACGCTTGTCGTTGGAATCTTGTGTGTCAAAGAGTTCTGGGATGTCGTTTACAGTCTTCATGGTGGCTCCTTAAAGTTGGGCAAGGGAGGGGCTCTCAGATTCGAAGATCCAAGAACCCCTCCCCGGAAAAACGAGAAGTCTATTACTCCTCGTAGTCGTCAGGAACTTCCGGTCCGAAGTCCTGGTTGTACTCGATATCGAGCTCGTCCTCGCGAATGGTGATGTACATCGTCTTGAGGTATGCCTTCACACCTCGAGCGTTCTCCATCTCCCACTCGTAGGGATTGATGGTCAGATCGATCTTCTCGATATCGGTGTAGTCGATGAGGTTGACCGTATCCTCGTCAATAACCGTCCGCTTGCGCCCCTGGTTAGAGATGAAGATGATGCGCGGAGGCTTAACCCGGTAGGAAACCTCCACGGGAAGATGGAATGCCGGATCCTCGTCGGGGTCTCGCTGCTTGAGAGCCTTGACGTTGAATCCCATCCCGCTGAGCTCGTCCGCCTCGTTCTGATTGAGGAGAACAGAGAATGTCCGCTTCCCTCCAGACGGGTTGAACTTGGTGGGGGCTCCGGCGAAATTGCGGAAGATGATTCGGACATTACGAAGTGTGACGTCGTTCATTTGGGTACTCCTGTGGTTGTAGTCTAACGTGTTCTGCGATCCCCGAAGACAGATGCGCCATCCAATATGACGCCTTCAATAAAGCCAAAGCGTTCATCCGGGTGTCATCCTCGTTAAGAACTGCTTCGGCGGTTCGGTTAATCTTGTTCAGGGTGATTTGGATTTGCTTCATTCGGGAAGACTTATATCGGGCCCCTAACTTGAGAGGCCCGACACAGTCATCGTCGCTCTTCGAGCACATTCGTGATTGCGTCCTCAATCTCATTGAGAATCTCGGCTTGCTTGCCGGGTTCGACGTTCCGCCAGAAGTCGACGTGGACGAAAATATCCGCTGAAGGCGCGCTGTCCTTCATGGTCGATCGTCGGCTTTCGGTGGAGATGCTGAACCCACGAATTGTGAGATTCTTGCCATCCAGGATATCAACAGCGTTCATCAGTTGTACTCCTTAATGATCTCGGCGACAGCCTCGTCCAGCTTGTCCATGATAGCCTTCTTGTCCTCAATCGTCTTTCCGGGCTCAAAGTTCATAGTAACGGTCATCTCTCCAGAAGTCTCATCGGGAGAAATAACGCATACGATGCGGCTCTCGCCAGTCGTGACGAGCATCTTGCTCATGATGGTGTCCTTTCTTGGGAAGACCCTATCCGCTGTGTTGCGGATAGAATCTGATCTGAATCAGTGGGTGGTCATGGTGGGTCGAGGGGCGGCACCCCGATCTTCGGTTGGCTCTTCGCTCCAACGCCATAGAACGACGGCCAGCCTGGAGAGGCAGACAATCGCAAAGATTAGCGAGAAAACGAAAATGGCAACACAAACATCGGTGATGCCGCCCGGTTCGATGGTGAACATGAGGCGTCCTTTCTGTGGTGGTCACTATGCCCCATGTTTCTGTCGCGAATATCAGTGCGCGGTCACGTACTCTCGAGGATCCTGAGCATATGACAACAGGCGATCGATCTCCTCGGGCTCGAGCTTCTCGAGAACGGTGACCGGCATCACCTCGTCATTACCGGACTGTAGAATCTGAAAAGGTGTCTTCTCAGCGTTGTCACTCATCAGTCTCTCCGTTCGCTTCCAGTGTTTCCAACTTCTTGAGAAGCTCTTCGGCTTGCTTCTCCCAGATCGAGGACTGGTTTCGTTCCTCGAGGGCCATCTGCATGAGATGCCGAGCTGCGTTCTTGTGCTCGGTCATCTTGGTCATGCACTTGTCGATTTCCTCAAGCAGACTCATTGGCATCTTCCTTCTTAGAGAGAACCTGAGACGCGTAAGACCTCGTGGCGTTAATCCCCTCCTGAATCATTCCCGCGTAAAGCTGAACGATCTTGACGAAGTCGATACGTTCTAGGCTTCCTTGGGTGAGGTGGAACACGATATCCACTCCGCCGTCTTCGGTATCGACAACCTTCAAGTCGTCGGGATTGTACAGACTCACTTCGTCTCCTTCGGAAGTCGGTTCGTGACCGTGTGGCACTCCTTAGGAACAAGGAGAATATCATTGTTCGCTCGAAAGCGGAACATGACCCACTCCTCCTTTGGATACCGGAAGACCTGCCCGCCTTCGTCGGCGAAACGGAACTCGCCGCTCTTGGTCGGAAGCGGTGTAGCGTTGCGAATACAGGTACCCGTGCCGTCTGCCGGGTCGATCGCAGTGATTACGATCTTTGGGCGCTTGTTGCCCATGTACAACTTCTCGTCTGCATCGGACAGACTGTTAGCGCTTGCGATGTAGAAAGAGGTGCTCATTTTCGAATCCTTTTCGGAATTTTGTACTCATCGATCAGTGCGTCTAAAAAATCGCAAAGATCTTCGTTCATTCGGTCGATTGTCGCTCGGTTACGAACCTTGGGGATCGTGATCTCGATGGTGTACCCGTTAGTGTTCCCCCCACGGGGAAGAACCCTCGATTTCACTCGAAGAGTCTTCCCCATGGAGTTCTTGATCCACTTACGGGCAAAAGTAAGCTCTTGCGCAGGCTCACCTTCATCGTCGTCTCCGATCTGGGCAAGAATATCCGCAGCGGAAACAATGAGGCTCATCGCCGACGCATCTCCCTAACGAAGATCCAGATAAGCCACAGACCACTTGTGATCGTGGTCATGAAAATGTCGAAGAGGAAGTTTCCGAGACCGTAACGTCGTCCCATGATTGTTGTCCTTTCAGGCTGCCTTGACGAATTCCTCGAAATCGCCAAACTTGTTGATGGTGGCCACAGCCGTGTCGACTAGTGACCGTGCGTATGTCTTATCGATCCATTCGGGCTTGTTCGCCTTCTCGATAAGAGTTGCGTCCTCCCACTTGTAACCCTTGGTACCGGTGACGTCCGCATAGGTCTGAGTCTTCTCGTTGTAACGCTTCAGGGCTCCACCCGGAATACCAGGCTCGTCCTTCACGGGAACAAAGAGACCGACTCGACCGATGAAGCTGAAGTGGGAGTGATCCGGGTCATCTCTCTGAATATACATCTTCGAGGTAACCGACTTAGCTTCGCAGTAGTCACGGAAGGTGAGCTCCTCGTGAGAGAAGAGCTGCTTGAATACGACCGGGTGCTGGAACTGAGCACCGGTGGCAGTCCAATCGCCGTCCTTGTACTTTGCAATATAAACGGCGTCGTTGACAAGGCACATACGCTCGTACGTGGCCTCGTGCTCGAACTCGTATCCGTACTTCTTCCCGAAGTCAATAACCTTCTGAATAATCTCAGGAGTCGCCTCAGGAATCTTGATGGAGTCCGTCTTAATATGCGCGACGGTGAATCCTTCGTTCTCGACGTACTCGAGAAGATCCACCATGAACAAAGCGCCCCGCTTGGCGACTATGTTGTCGACGTTCCTCGGGTCGCGGAAGGCATTCGGGAACTTAGCGGCGGTCAGACCGTAAACGCTGTTGATAACAATCTTCAGCGAGTCCGCAAGCGCCTTGTTGTCCACACCCTCGTCGAGGAACTGTGAGAGAACGCCATTCAGAAGAGTGCGGGCCTTCTCGTGATCGCCACGCTTGATAGCGACTCGAGCCTGCTTGATCTCTGAATATCGCTTCGTGTACTCATCCCCGAATAGGTTGAGGTTCTCGATGCTGGAGGGATGCATACTGGCAACGTCGAGGAGCGCAACGTTGTAGTAGATGCCCGGCTTCGCATGGACGAACCCACCCTCACCGGTAACGAAGCCTTTATAGGTAGACTCCATACCGAGGATACGGCCCTCATCATTCACCTTCTGTTTGTACTCGTATCCGGGGAATTCCTTGCGCAGGTCTGTATAAACAAACTGGCTCTGTGGATGACGGTTGTTCCCGAATACAATCTTGGTAGTGTGAGCGTTTGTTGAGGCGTTGATCGGCAGCCCCGAGATCTTCGCCAGAATCTCTCGAGCGACCCAGTCCTCGTGTCGAGCATCGAAGACCGCTTCGGTGGCAATAACATCGTTATCGCAGTACTCAGCGACCTTGATCCACTTGTCCTCCGGAACGGGCTCGTCCCAAGGATAGTCCAGCTCCTTGTGGACCAGACCGAGTTCGATCTCCCATTTCTTAAGGGACTGCTTCTTCGAGGCGAAGTCGTAAATATCCGCGTAGCTCATGTTGTAAGCCTCGGCGAACATTGCGTCCTTCTCGCCGTTGATGATCCGCTGGCTCAGCTGGAACAACTCGTAGTTGTTGTAACCGAGCATCCTTCCGTACATGATATGGTTATCGTACCGACGGCAGTTGAACCCAACCAACTTGAACTTGAGAAGCGGCTCAACCTCTTCGGCAGTCGGGTTGATCATCCGGGCGACCTTCTTGGAACCCCTGACCTTCCAGTTCACAAGGAACAGGTTGGGGAATACCTCAACGTCCCAGAAGACAATATCGCCGTCCGGATCCTTGCGCTTCTCCTGGACAATCTCACGGAACTCTTCCTCGTTCTTCTTACCGCAGAAATTCATCTGCTCGATAAGCTTGAGGCAGTACTCGCTCTGATTGGTGGAGTTCGCAGCGAACCGAATAACGGTCGGCTTCATGACGCGAAGGTCATAGTCCATACCCTGCTCGTACGCATCGTCCAAGACCTTCTTGATGAAGTCTACAGACGGACGAGTGGCTGGATGGATCTCCTTCTTGAGGTTTCGAACAATAAGATCCCGAAGAGTGTCCTCGTTCTTCATTACTTGAACATCGATCACTTTGCGCTCCTTGAGCGGTAACCCCTCCGATATCGTCGCAACCGGTATATCATTGCATAGCGACAATCGACGTCGGAGACTAGCCTTGCCTGAGAACACCTTGACTTCGATGTTGTCGTCATACATGGCTGAGAGCTGTGTAGGATCGCCCTCGTAGATGTAGTGGAGGTGGATGCCGCTACCGCCTTTGCTATACTCTGCATAGGTTGGCGGCCACTTGGACGCAGCTTCGAGATTGCGCTCCTTACTCTTTTCGCCGTCGACCTTAAGATCGAAGTCAATGACGATATGATTGACCGGCGGTCTGACGTAGTGCTCTTCCTTCGTGTCGATGTCGCTGAGAACGGTGTCCACACTGTCCCATTTGCTAGCAGGTATTCCGTCCCGCGCCAACTGAGCAGGACAACTAGCAAGAACATCGTCAAGAAGAGACACAGACTTGTCCAGTTCAAGATGGTACTCCTTCTTGGGTTCTGCGTGCAATTCTGTGATGTTGAACAGATCGAGCTTGATTGACTGGTAGAAGTTGTTAACCTTCGATCCCGAGTCAGTTCGAGACTGTTGCTTGAAAATATGGAAGAAAGCCTTGAACTCGTCCTTGAACTTGTTCTTAGGCATCCGATTGATGTTGCTCTCTTCGCAGTATTCCTGATACCGAGCATAAGCGGACCTGAGTGAGATTCCGCCGTCAAACTCATCAAGATTATCCTCCACGAATGCGTACAAGAAGTTCGTCTTGTACATCATCGAGAGGGGTTTATATGCATCATAGTAATGAGGACCATAATGCTTATAGACCTCGATGCAGTGCGTAGCGAGCTCACCGAGATGAGCGTAGATATCACGAACAAGCTGATCGTACTCCCCATGAGGAACGCGGTTCCCCGAAGGACAAATATCAATCAACCTTCGGATGAGTCCAGACTTGGTGTCCGTGATATGGATCGGAGAGTTGGTACCCATGAAGACCATACAGTCGAACTTCATCTCATAAGCCGACTTGAACTTCTCATCAATGGGCATCTTCTCGTGAGCGATAAGACTGTTGAGAACAGTGTTATCAGCAATACGAGAAAGATTACCATCATGCTCTAGAGCGACGAGAGGATTCGAGGCAAGCGGTGCCAGAGCGAAACGGTTGTTACCGCTAGCAAGTGCCTGCGACTTGAACGAGGCGGAATATCCCTCGAACAGCCTCTCGATGATGTTGATGATCGTCGACTTACCCGAACCACCCTCACCGTAGAAGACGAAGAACTTCTGGATCCACTTCGAATCACCTTCGAATATAGATCCAACAGCCCATTCAATCTTACGACGGTTGTCCTCGTCATACAGAGTCGAGACAAGTTTGTCCCAACTGTCGGTCGGACCAGACTTCAGAGAATATGGAAGTCTCTTACTCGCATAGTCTTCACGACGAGGTTCATCGTCCGCAAAGACTAGTTTCCGATCCAGTTGTGTAAATGAGTCAGGGAGGTTCTTGATCCATCGACGATAGATCGTCCAACTCTGAGAATTATACGAACTCATCAAGGACAGGTTCACATCGCCGGCTAGCTTACTCTGTTGCTCCTGATAGAGTTTCGTAAGCTCGGCGTCAACCAGTTCCTGAAGGTCGTACTCTTCCGTAGACCACAGACCCTTACGAGGGTCCCACACAGCGTAGAAGTCGCCACCTCGGACCATCACGTCAGTCATGCGACCAACGCGGAACGATGGGGTCACCCGCCATTCGTTCTTCTTGCCCTGCTGGACTGTCGCTTTCACGAAATCCATCGCGGCTCCTTTCTATCAAATGCGATATGTGGCCCTGATCCAGTAGTTCGCCTGGGTCCACATATCAAGCTCGCTTTGGACCGGAATACGGCCCTCGAGCTCGGGGAAGTTGAGATATGCCGAATCCGGCAGAGGGAAGAACGAACGTCGTCCATCCATAAGTTCTGACAGAATATGCTCAACCTCGAGTCGGGGCTGCCCAGCCGGCTCTTGGAGCTCTGCATCAGAATACTGTTCGAGACCGGCATTCTGGAGAAGTGTCCAGAACCATTCGACCGGATTCGAGATACGGATAGCCAATCGTTCGCTCAGAGATACCAAGACCTCGAGAATCGATACCTCAGAATCGACCCAGGACTGCGGCACATCCCGTTGGGTCTCATACGCAAATGTCTCGCGCATGTACTGAGCATGACCCACCTGGTTGTCGTCCATTACGTGCCAGACGACGAACTCGGTCTGGAACAGAATATCAAGAAGGATCCAATGAGTCTTCGCAAGATTCTTAGTGAATCGGTCCATGCCCGTCTTCTTGACGAGCCACTCGAAATATACTTCAGTCAAGGGTCTTCACTCGATTCATGGGGATCTCCTGCTCCTCGAGAAACTCCTCAAGGCCGCAGTTGTGGAAGAACAGCTGAATATCAGTCTCTTCGCGGAAGTTGCGAAGATACTTCACACTTCGAGTCTCGTCAACATCGAAGTCGACCATGTCGTCAATAGCGTTCTCGATGTAAGCCTTGGCTCGAATATCGGGAATGATGGACTCGTCGTCCGCAAGGAACAGAAGGTTGTCATCAGCCAGGTAGTGCATCTCGAGACAGGGGAACTCTCCCCAACCGCGCCAGAAGCTGTCTTCAGTGACGCGAATGATGGGAAGCTCATGCTGCTCGTAGCCCATGTAGAGCTTCATGACCGCCTGAGCCTCGTCGTCGAACATATATGCGTCCACCGGCGGATCCGGATCGATAGGCATATCGATATCGTCCTCGAGAGGAGCGACCTGGTCGAAGTCAGGCGGGTTGGTCCACAGGGATCCGCGCTGTTGATCCCGCATGGCCTCGTACTCGTGTCCGGGGATCGGACGACCGAGCATGTCGGTGTGCTTGGACTTCACCGGCTTGACTTCCTCGCCATTCTTGATCCTATCGGTCTCAAGCTTGAGTTTGGTCTCGTAGAAATGACGAATGGCTTCAACTTCCTCGGAGAGACGAGCTTCGTGCTCCTTCTCTGCGAAATGACGAGCCGCTAGGGCTCCAACGAGAGCACCGACCGCAAAGGTCAGCGCCACCTTCACGGTGGTGTTCATTTTAGTGTCCTTTCTTTTCTAGTTCTTAGATCTGGTCCCAGATGACGCCCTGGACGTTGGGGTCGATGATCCAGGAGCGGTAAACCTCGGTCGAGTCACCATCACCGACGTAATCATCGATATAGTCACCGATGTTAAGATCCACGTAGTTATCGCCGTTCCGATCGTAGGTCCAGCCAACCACAGCACCAGCAGGAGTACGGCTGATACCAAGGGCATCGTAAACCTCATTGAGGAAGACATGGCCTCGGGCCACGAGGCGATCGTTGAAATATGCCTGGGTAGTTGAGAGCATGATCTCATCGTGATCGCGATTGCCCTCCCAATCCTCGCAGCCGGGGCCGTAAACCCGAGCATAGGGAGACAAGCCTTCGATATCGATCCGATGCGGTCGAATGCCCATCGCCTTGAGATCCTCGAGATCCTTGACGATGGGTTTGTCATCACCCGCCTCCTCAGGAACAAACTCGTCCTGAGAGCGCTCGTTAACCCAGTTCTGCATCTTGCGGACGCCCTCAGATCCGAAGACCTCAGCGACGCCAGCCTTGTAGTTCTTGAGAGCGCGGTCTACAGCAGAATATGCCGCAACAAGACCGAGGTAGCGACGAGTCTGAATAGCGTGCCCAGAGACGATAAGTGCCGCTCCACACGTAGTGAACAGAAGGGTCTTGCGATATGCGAAGAGGAAGTTCTTAGCGATCTTGGCGCCGAGAATACCCTTCGCCGAAATATAGACTCGCTTGTCCTCGACCGTCTCGCTGGTCACAGTCGACCAGGCGCCGAGGTGCGCAGCGAGCTCTTCGTTCTCCGAGGCTGCCGAGGTCTCAAGAGCTGCTGAAACGACACCCGCGCCCATTGCAATAATGCCTGAGGCGATGAGAATATGCGGCGAGTGCTTACTGAGTTTCATTCCGACCTGCGAGAATACACGGGTCACGGTTGAAGTATTCATGGTTCTCCTTAGTTCTTGATCTTGCCGCTAGCGACAAACTTCTTGAAAATGGCGACGACTTGTGCGTCATTCATCTTATCGACGCGCTTCTGCCAATGCTGTCCGTACAGTTCACGAAGCTTCTGCTTCATCTCGAAGATAGTCATCAGATCTTCACAGGCCTTTCAAGGTCGAGGATGTATCCGTCACGAACACGGCGGACCTGAGCCGTAGCGAGCGTGCGCCACCCCCAGTTTTCGTCCACATGAGTTGAGGTGATCCCAGCGAGGTCAAGTAGATCACCGACGGTTGCGATGTCGAAGTTCTTAATCTGATCATTGAGCCTGTCCAAGACCTCATAGGCCTCAACACGGCTGGCAAACACAATTTCGCCAAAGTCGTGGCTTCGTCGAGCCTCTCGAGACAGTTCCCGGCGGTCACCAGGACCATCGTCTGGAGGCGTGACTCGGGATCCTGAGCTATAGACTCGATTGTAGGGTGTGTAGCCGCGCGTAGAGATCCGAGAACTCGACATGGGGCGCCCTCGAGACTCTCCATAAAGTGCTCGCTCGATCGCGTTTGTAACCACATCCGAAATGAGGGACTTTGCGGTTGGGATGACAACATCCTCGAGCAGGAAGCTACCAATCGATCGGGCGTCATCTGCGATAAATGCGCTTTTGACACGACGGATGATGGAAGGCTTCCGCTGAACAGCAGAATTGGTGACGGGTTGTAGTTTCTGCTTCCCGGGCTCAGTGTTTTCATCCTTCTTTGGCTCCTGGTTGGACGGGAAGCTATCGCGAGTTGGAATATCGCTCATGTGTGGTCTCCTTAAAATGAAAGACCTATCCACCGTGTTAGGATGGATAGGAAATGGTCACTTGGACTCGTCTTCTTCAGACTCGTCACGAACGGCGGCCTTGACGTTTGTCACGATGTCGCGAATCATGCGGTAGTTGGTGTTCACGAACCGGTCGGTAACCGTCTCAGAGACGACAAAAGAAATCGCGTAGCGACCGACCGCAAATGCAATCTTCGCAGGGAGTTTTACAGGTGCGGGAGCGATGGCGACGAGAGTCTTACTGACGACTGAATCGACGGCCCACCAGATCGGGAGACCAACGAGACCTTTGATGGCTGTCTCGGGAGTCATGTCAATGTTGTTGTCCATGATGGTGTCCTTTCAAATATGAGTATGGGGTGGTCATTATGGAGTGTGTATTTACCGCGGGGCCCGCCGATCTCAACGAGCCCCGTCAGCAAATATAATCACTCGCCCATGAGCTCCTTTCGAACCTCCTCAGTCAGAAGTCCGCTATCGAGCATCTTCTTCTGAGACTCATTGAGTTCGGCGGAGATTCCCGACGGCATGATCTCGTTGAAGAACGTTTCCATAGAGGACTGGTTCTCAAGAAGATCGAAGAGGAGGTCCTCGAATGCCTTGGACTGGGCAAACGCCTCGGTCTGCTCCGCATTCTTAACGAAACGACGACCGTCCTCAGACTTCTTACCGTATGCCCCGAGAAGGAAGCTCTTGAAGAACGAATAGATCTTGAAGTTGTCACCCTCTCGCATCAGATTAACGAGGTGGTTCCGAAGACCTCCCTTAACGGAAATCTCCTGCTCGAGGATCTCGCTCTTCGAGTAGTGGAAATATGCAATCTCCACATACTTGTTACCGTCGAAGTCCTCGGCTACGATCTCTCGCTTGAGCATGGTGTCTACCTTTCTGTTGTGTGTAAAAATGAAAGACCCATCCACCGTGTTAGGGCAGATGGGTGCGGTTCACTCTTCCTCTGAAGAGGTCTCCGGATTGGCTTCAACAATCGTGGTGACGAGGTTGCCGTCGGCGTCCTCCGTAGTGGTGATCTCAACGGAGTCGTCCTCGATGGCCTCAAGAATCTTATCCTTGGGCGCAAGAGCAACCGCTACAGCACCGGCAGCAAGAGCAACCCCGCCCCAAACGAGGAGGGGGTGGTTTGCTGTGAATGTTGTAACAGCGCTCAGCACTCGGGATGCGAAGTTGGGCTTCGGGGAGTCCTCGTCGATGACCTTTACGGTGGCGGGCTCGACAACGACCTCGGGCTGAGTTGTGTCAGACATGGGAGTGTCCTTTCTGTGGTAGGTGGTCATTATGGCGAATGTTTTCCTCGCGGGTTACCTGACTTTCCACCAGTCGGCGGTCGGTTCCTCCTTGAATCGGATACCCACGGCAGGGCGTCCGTCTGGCGTGAGCAGACCCATGTAGTCGACTTCGCACTTAGAGTGGATGGTCCACCCAAGTTGATCGCCCATAGCATTCTGCTCGAGCTGAACGAGACTGTAGAAGTCGTTAAGACTTACCGGGTTTCCTTGGATGAGGTCGAAGTTGATATCGTTGACAGCCTTCTTGATATCCTCGAGAGTGCTGTCGAAATACCTTCCGGAATATGTGTCATAACACAGGAACTTCCCGTCTCCGACAACGAATGTCTCCTTAGCAGGGCCTTGATAGACTTGTCCCTCTCGCTGCTTTCGAGCTAGAAGCTGATCGCTTTCCTCGAGGGTTGCTTCGTCCGTAAGGTTTCGAATGTCCTCTCGGTAATGCGTCACAGCCTCCGCAGCCAACGAGTATGCAGCTGCAAGAGCGGCTCGACGACGCGCCGAGACAACGTTCGCCGCAACGATGCACGAAATGGTCGCAGCACCCAACACAGCCGCTGGAATGTAAAGCTTCCAGGTAGCGCGTACCTTGTCCCTGAGGGTTGATTCCTCTGGGAGATCGTGTATGATATTGCTGACGGGCACGGCCGCACGGTAGGCAGCGACCGAAGTTCCGACCACTCCAGTCACTGCGAATCCGGTGAGTATGTGCGGAGCGTTTCGATTGAGAACAGCGAGAGCTGGACGTACGGTCTTCTGGATGGTGTTGACATTCATGGTTCTCCTTTGTAATGTCGTAAAATGAGACCCTATGCTCTATGTGGAACGGCTAGAGCATAGGGTTTTTGGTCACATCCTCGTGGTGCTTTCTATAAGGGCTCCTTTCGGAAATGGTGGTCATTATGCGTCGTGTTTTTCTCGCGGCGTAGACGTTTCGTGGGTTCCAACGATAGTTGCCAAAACAATCATGATGATTGTGACCCAAACCGCCGCCACCATCAACACTCCAAAATACGCATTAGGCGCGGCGTTCCACATGATGGGTGCAGTAACCAACATCGAGAGAAGGCCCATGATAATGATGTAGGTGTATAGAACTGCGACTAAGGGTTTCATGGTTGTCACTTTCCTTTGGAATAACCGATAGCGTCGAAGAACAGGATGAGGATGATGGTGGTGAAGAACCAGATGGCGACTGCCTTACCGAATATGCCGAAGACGCTATGGAATAGAATCCCATAGACGAGTAGTCCGTACATCCCTAGAATAAGGGATACGCCGAGCCATCCGGCGATGTTGCGGTACATAATATGTCCTTTCAAAAAACTCTATCCGCCAGGTTAGGGCAGATAGAGGCTGATCACTTGTGTGTCGGTTTGCACTGGCAGAACTTGGACGTCTTGGGGCTCTCGGGAGCCTCGGGCACGTCGGCAAGGACTACGCGCTCGGTCTTGGATTCACGATTTGTAATCATCTTCTTCATCGTGCGATCCATGACGCGGTTAACGTAGAGCTTACCGCCGATGCTGACGGCAAGGCTAAAAGCAGCAGCGACAATCTTCGGGTTCATGGTGGTGTCCTTTCAGATAGGTGGTCATTATACATCATGTTAATTTCGCGATCTGAAAATCCACCCCGGGAATTTTTGGGTTTTCGAAAACCCTATGACCCGCGTCAAAGCCCTATACGCTATGGTGTGAATATAACGTACAGGGCTTTGAGCGGATCATGGTCAGATGCGAATCTTCGACACGAACCCTATGGCTTTCGAAACGACGGGATGAAGCTGCTCGTAATTCAAGATAAGCAGAATCCCGCTCACCGAAGCACAAGCCGACAAGACGGCATCTGGACTCGGTACCCATCTCTTCTTTTGATTGAGAGAGTGTAGAGTCTTGATGTCGTCTAGAACGGCCTTGTACTCCGGTGAGCCGGGAAGATGCTCCTCAAGCATATACTTAAGAGCTTCCTCTTCGGCGACTTCAGAAAGCGAAGGGGTTTTGTCAAACATGGCGGGTCCTTTCGTGAGTGGGGCTCATTAAACGCCAAGTTTTTATCGCGTCTCGGTGTCCATTCGACGAACGTCCAGAGTCATAGTGCCGCGACGGAGAACATCCTCGGTGGGCGTCTCGATCTCGGCGTACGTCTCGTTCTCGGGCGTCACATGGAGCACCCCGTCCTTAGGCGGCTCGTAGTTCTTGCTCGACAGACCGAGCAGAGCACCCAGGAAGGTGTCAATCGCAGTGATCGTGGCAGCGACCTCAGTCGAGGCGGGGAGGCCCCAGATCTGAGCCACGGTCAGATAGAAAGTTGCGGTAGCGGGCAGAACGATGAGAGTCACAAACTTCAGTCGGTCATACCACTGGTTACTCAGAGTCATTCTCTCTCCTAAATGCTGCGGCCTTAGACTTTCTTCGGAAATCTCTAGTGATCTCCATTGGAGTGGAGCGCTTGATCGGCAACTCCTTCACCTCTTCAAACAGCTTTTCGGCGAGGCCGTTTCCGCCGAATGCCGAATATGGCTTGATGAGGTATTTGACGAGATCGTCATATTCGTCTTTCAGAATATAACCACGATCCAGATAGGTCATACACAGATGAACTATACGGTCGTGAGCGAGCCCTAGCATGAGTTGGGTCTGGGCGTCGTGTCTGGCTGAACGAGCCTGAATAAACGCCCAGAAACCACTACTCGCTAGAACTGAAGCCGAAATCGTAATAACGAGCTCCAGTGCATGCGGCACGGATACCTCCTACGTGTATGGGACCACCAAGGGATATGATCCTACCGCTCAGGCTTTGGGATCAGCCGATTGCGAATACCGGACGAACGCCGTGGGTCTCGTTCTGGACACCATCCCCTGAGAACCGAACGGTCGAGGCTCCTCCGATGTTGCTAGCTTCGGCCCCATAAACGCTGTATGTGTTAATATAGGTCTGATCCCGAAGCCAGAAATCAGAATCTCCCGGGCTCCAACCCATAGAGAATAGCTGAAGCTGCCGACTAGAGACCTCATGCAGTCCGTCAGAACCGATCCCCGAAGTCGCGGAGACTCGAGTCCCGTAAATCATGATCTCGTTAGGAATGATGTACTTGACTCGGGGGTCGATCGACTTCGACTTGATCGTTGGAGAAACGAATCCGCCGCCCTCATTCATCTGAGACTGATACGAATCCACGTGCAGCCGGATCGTATTACTATCGAACACGCGAATCACATAGTCATCGCAGCCGTTAATGTTCTGCCAGACCTTAGATCCCCAGAACGAGTTGGCCGACGAGGCGGTCGTATCGTACATCTGCTGTCGATACAGAGGACGATCGGGCATAACAACGATATGTGGAGAAGGCAAGGCGTTGTTGACATTCCAATAGTTGAAATCAACAATACGCCAAGCCATGTTGTTGTTGAACCAATAATCGCCCAGCCAGAGACCTTCAAACGTCCCCGAGGTGATCGCCTTATGCTGTTCGGGTGAGATCCGCACACCGAGATTTCGCCCTCGAATGATGTTCTTATGCATCTCAGGGCTCCCGGTCAGGAGAGCGAATACGAGATCGTCGGCAAGGATCGTCTTGGTGCCTCGATCGCCGTCGGTGATGAAGACGTCATTGGACTTGACAGTCTTAACCCTTGCGAAATCCTTAATCTTCATAATCGACCTTTCTCAACCAACACAGACACACGCCATGTACCATGAGGTGCCGTTTGAGTTGATGTAGTTAGAAATTCGCTTCTGGCAATCGACCGCCAACCAGCTTGTCGCGAGTATGGGATCGCTCAGAAGCTTGAAGCGATCGCGAGGGAGAAGCTCTGCGGAGGTGTCACCATTCGTATCATAAATACGATCCGGATCGATCTTGAACAGACGGTATTGAACGTTCCCGTTCTGCGGGTGCGAGTCTGATCCGACTAGAGAGCGCATAGAAACCACGCGGTTTCCAAAGACCTCAACTTCGTTCGGGAGAAACACGCTGACCATCTTCTCGGGCGCGGAACCGATAACACCGTTATTCACAGAAGCTGAATTGTGCTTGTAGATCCCGACGATCGCAGCGCCATTAGCCCACCAGTGATCGATACAGGTACTCTGAATATCTGATGCGCCAGTTATGGCGAAATTACTGCCCCAATATCCGCTAGCATTGGTGTTGGTTGAATACATCGCACCGCGAGTGGAACCACTCGTGCAGCAAAGAACCATGTGATTACGCGTCACACGACCGGGCTGCTTGTAGTAATTGAAGTCGACAATATACCACTTGCGATTATTCTTGTCCGTATACCAGTCTCCGATTACCGGTGGTTTCCAAAGTGAATCGACCCCGGCAGGCTTATACTCGTAGTTGCAGCCTGCTCGAACCCAAGAGATATCAGCTTCCGGGATTGCCCCCGTAGGATGTTGGCCATCAGCGTTCCGACCCCAGGTAGTACCACCATTAGGGTATGGGTTGGTCGCCATAAATGGGTTGACGACTAGAGCTAGCTGTTCGAGCTTAGACAGCTGGTTCAGAATAATGCCCAAGCCCTTACCCGGAGCCCCAGTAGGACCTTTTTCTCCCACAGGTCCCTGAGGACCTGGAGGGCCGGCAGGTCCCTGAGGCCCAGCGGGACCACGTTCGCCCGTGGCCCCCTGAGGACCTGGAGCGCCTGTGGGACCGGGGAGCCCATTGGGTCCAGCATCACCTCGGGGGCCCTTTTCTCCAGGAGGACCCTTGTCGCCAGTCGGTCCCGCCGGTCCCTTATCGCCAGTCGGCCCCTTAGCTCCAGGGGTACCCCCTCCACCAGCCCCTCCGGCACCGGGAGGCCCAGGGGGTCCCTGAGGCCCAGCGGGACCACGTTCGCCCTGATCGCCCTTTGGACCACGTTCGCCCTGATCGCCCTTTGGGCCGCGTTCGCCCGGAGCTCCGTTCTGACCGGGCTCGCCCTTGGGTCCCGGAGGTCCCTGCTTACCCTCGATACCGCCGCCGACGTCACTAATGACGTAGCGCTTAAGGTCCTCCATATACAGAGTGTTTGTGCCGGTATCCGTATCAACCACAAGAGCGTCCGCAGGGGACGTGTTGACTCGGTCGGGATACTTGCCATTCCACCGAGTAGGCTTAATATCAGGCATTGATTACCCCTTACTGCAACTTGTAGACTCGTCGACCGATAACTGGAGATCCCATAGAATCAAACAGCGTGAGACCGTTATTGTCTTCGATGGTGTCGTAAATAAGGCGCTCGTCATCCGAGCCCTCGCCGAGAAGCTCCCGCATTCGGTCGATCTGCATCTGAAGCTTTGCTGCCTGGTTGCCGGACAGCTTGTCTTCCATGTAGAGAACCCACTCGTCGTACTTCTGCTTGAAGCTAGCGAACAGGTCTCTCTTTGCATCGTCCGTCACCTTCTGAGCATCTGTGAACCAGTGCTCCCAGGAAGAACGCCACTCATCGACCAGCGTGTCGATCTGCAACGTCTGGAGTGGTCCCGTGATGAACGGGCAGGACGAAGTCCCTCGGTTGTTGACGATCGACCAGGCATAGATGTTAGGAACCCCTCGGGTAACTCGAACATATGCGAGAGGGAACTGACCCTTAACATTCGAGTTATACAGAGCAGGGCGCTGCGGACTCTTGGACGGGGTTCCCTTGATCGCTTTGAACTCGGATCGTCGGACTGTGGGGTTCTTGTCGACCTCAATAACAATGGCGTCAATACGATCATAAAGCGTATCCGGACCATCAAGATTCAGTCGGAAGTCCTCACTGTTGTCGATCCACGTATCCATGAACCAGGCTCGCCCCGCCTTAATGGTTACGAACGACCCTGTGGTAACGTTGTTTCGTCCCGCAGAAACCTCGAGGGCCTGGCCGACGTTGAGGAAGATACCATCGGTAATGATCCCTCGAAAAAGCGATCCGAACTGATCCGCGGAGTATTTTCGGTCCCCATTCGTGGAACTATAAAAACCATAAGTAACAGCCATAGTTACCCCTCTTGCTTGTAGTAAGTTTCGAATGTGGGGTATTCATTCCAACCCTCATCGGGGGTGTATGAACGAATATACTCAGTCACTCGACCGACACTCATGATGCCCAGTCGGTTCTGGATTTGTACGACGTCTCCCATTTTGAAGTCCTCGCCAAACTTCCACTGAGAAGTGGGGACTAGCTCACCATCGTAGACACTTGTTACGGTGTGATCAACCAACTTCTCTCGTCCGCGCTGCTCGAGCATGGCGAGATACTCTTGGGTGGAGATTATATTGTCGCCCGAGTTCTTACTCTGAATATCTCGAGCATCGATGAATATCTCTTTTCGACGCCACCCAGAGTTAGTCCTAGCCTGGAAGATCGCAGGAGTTCCCTTTCGGTCCGCCCAACGACCCTTTCGGTCTTTACCCTCGCCTTCACCAGCGACGTACGCGATAGTCTTCTCTTTCTCCGCCGACGTCAGATACTTAGTCTTCCTAAGATTATCATAGTCGGGCGAGAAGATCACATACGGATTCTTTTGCTGATTGAAATGTCTCTCTACACCCCAATAAAGCTGGAACTGATATCGCTCCATACGAGGAAAGGTTGGACGATATGGCATTCGATACCCGACATGTCGTTCCTGACACAGCTTCTGAATAAGCTCGAGGCAGTTATCGCCCGTATACTGGGCATTGATATTCCCGCCTTGATCGGCTGGCATGTTTTCCGGCCAGATCCAAGTCAGCTCGTTCATCTTACGGGCGGAGTTCTGAGGATTCAAAACGTTCTGATTCAGAATACCGAAGATGACGTTCATGAAGCTGTAATTGACGATCATCGTCGTCGGAATGATTCGACGGTCGAGAAGCGAGTCATACGTCCGCCCTTTAAGCGTCACATAATCGCCCTGGTCTTCGTCCGTGGTCATTTCAATTGACTCGACGAGCATGTAGTCGCCGGACTGAGGGAAATAAATCCCGTCATGATGCTCGATAGGGCCTTTCATGGCCTCGTCAGCGGGAATCTTCAGCTCGAAATCTCCGCACTTATTGTATCGAACCGTCCAAATTGCGGAGCTAATCTTATCGATGACACGTTTGGTATTCATGTCATAATCCACGAGAAATACGTGCATATTATACTCCAGAATATCGAACTTCGACCTCGAGCGAGACCAGCATGTTATCTCGACCCTCCTCGGCTTGGAAATACATGACGTTTCGTCCGGGTCGGATGGTGAGCCAATCATTATTCAGCGGAATGCACTGGATAATATTAATCTCTTTCCAAGTCCCCGCCCTACGTAGCGTAACGTGCTTGTTTCCCTGCTGTGAGGTGATCGTTACAACGTCACCTTTATCGAGTTGTGTCTTTTGGCCAATACGATCGAAGTATTTGGTATCGACATAAAACTTTTCAGCAGTAAATCGATTCCAAATAGAGAAGTTCTTAACCGTACCAGTCGCGGCGACCGTGATGGTTACTCCGGTTTCTGCATCACCAGAATAATCGATAAGAGTCTCAGACTCGGACTTTCGTTTAGAAATCTCGATCGTCGGGCTGGTCGGCGTCGGGTCTTGAAACTCGAACTCCATATTCGGCTCGTCAAGCTGGAAAGGAAATACCTCATAGCGACTAGCGCCGAGACCATGAAAGAACGGATCGGGACAGATGATCGAAATAGCGACCTCTTCCTTCTCCGTAAATATAACCGGATCTATGGATTCGACCCAACCGTTAATGCAAAGATGCCGATAATCGGTGTGGAACTCAAGTTTGACTTCGCGACTCGGCTGAAAAATGCGATAGAGCTTATGACGAGCGCGCTCCACATCGGGTTGGGTCAGAAGACCCAGGGTGAGCGAGATGTTTCGCCCGCCCACCCTAGCGCCATTGAAAGCATCGCCGTCATTGGAAGCGATCGATGATGTATGAATGGTGGCTTTAGCGGGCCCAATGCCATCGACGTTGAGCACCGCTATACCATCTTCATAAGGATCGTTCAGTGTAAGCTCCAATCGCTCTTCCGCGTAGGAAATAGCAGCGATGGACCTAATCACCGTTCAAGAACCCCCTTAGCCATTGACAGCTGATTCTTCGTCTGGCGATAGATCTCGGTCGGAGACAACGCCTTCGGAGATGTGTTGTTCTGAATGAACTGAATCTGCGTGGGCTTCTGCACCCGTTTTTGCTCCTCTTCCAGAGCAAGTTGTTTGCGCATGATCTCATTGAGCATGTAGGTTGTGACGAGACGTCCACCGCCATCACGAATCCCCCATCCTGCGAGATCCCTGTGACGTTCCTCGAACGAGCGCCATCCCTCAAGGCTGACCCCCGCCTTGAACATTCCGGACGTATTTGCAAGAGCAGTACGAACACCCTTCATGTTCAGAACGGGTTTAATCTGAGGTCGAGCAAGAACCATCTCATTGAGCTTCTGCTCCTCGACGGCCTTCTGGAACGACTTGATCGACTTGATCGCCAAGGTTCGCGTCGACTTCTCGGCATGATGCGTGTTGTTGTTCACACCTACGATGAAGCCCTCGACCACGTGCTTACCAACCTTCTTGAACTCTCGAGAAGGAGATTTAATCCCGAGGGCCCACTTAGCAGCCGAAAGCGCACCCTGAGCCATGCTGGATGCAGTGTCCTTAACGGACTGAATACCATTGTTAATGGCATTCTTAGTTCCGTCAATGATCGCTTGACCGATACCCTTAGCCTTCTCCTTGACTTCGGAGACCTGTTCCTGAAGCGCGAGCTTCCCTTGGTTGATGAACTCCTTGATCAACTCTCGGATAGCCTTTCGGAGTGCCGGTCCGTTATCATGCAGCGCCTGAGTCATGGCGTTGATGAAGTCGATAACCAGCTTCCAGCCAGCATCAACAATCTCCGGAAGCCTTGCGCGTACCGCAGAAATGAAGTTGAGCACGATATCAATCGCGATGTTGGTGGCTTCACCGACGTGATCCCGCATAGCACGAAGGAAGGCCAGAATAATTGTCCAACCCGTATCAATGATGTTCGGGATACAAGTCTTAGCCGCTTCACAAAGACAATTGATAATCGTGATAGCAAGCTCGGTAAACTTAGGCAGGAGCTCAATGCCTGCGTCAATCATCGATCCGATGATTGTTACGAAGTTCGCCTTGATCGTCTCAACGTTATTCGCGAGGGTCGTCGTGAAGTTGACAAATGCCTCGGCAAGGGTTGTTCCGAACTTCGGAATCGATTCGGCCAGAGCATCCAGCGTCGCCTTAAGCGCGTCGAGTCCGACGGTCCCAACAGCGACCAATGTACCCAACCCAGCGGCAAACAGAAACACACCGGTTCCCGCCAAGGCCACGGCCAAACCAATCATTGTAATAGCGGCGGCAAGACCCATAAGAGGAAGAACCACAGGAGTCACTGCGTATCCGGCGATCACGAAGACCGCTAGAGTGCCCGCGAGCATCGCAAGTCCCTTGGCGATCTCCCCCCAAGACAGCTTGCTGAAGCCCATGAGAACTGGATAGAGACCCATAAGGGCCGCAGCAACCACACCGAGAGCAATCGCACCTGGGAGAGCGAATGTCATGGCCGTAACGCCCGCTGCGAGAATCAACAGAGTCCCGCCGAGCATCACCATGGATTTACCAATCTCGCTCCATGACATCTTCCCCCACTTCTCCATGACTCCGCCGATAACCTTCAGACCGTAAGCGGCCACGACAAGTCCGGCAGCGGCAAGAAGTCCAGTGGGTGGAACGAGCGCCATGAATGCTCCAACAGCTGCCAGAGCAACACCCATAGAAATAAGACCCTTAGCGAGAGTCTTCCAGTTCTGCTTTCCGAGGTCTATAACGACATCAGAAATTCTCTCGATAGCCATCGCAATGATGAACAACCCAGCAGCGCTTAGAAGGCTGCTAGCGCCTCCTGAGAAATGCGAGAAGGCAGCCACCGCTGCGAGAATGACTACAACCGAGCCAAGACCTTTAACCAGTTCCTTCCATCGAGTCTCGCCGAGCTTCTTGATTGGTTTGACGAGCATATCGATAGCGAAGGCAATAGCAACAATAGCCAAAGCTCCTCGAATTGTCGATCCGGTGCCAGCGAACTTCATAGCGATCACGATTGCCGCTAGAAGCACGAGAACAGCACCAAGACCCTTAAGAAGCTTCTTCCAGTCGATCTCACCCAAGCGTTCAACAGCGCCGACCAACATCCGAATCGCAAATGCAATAAGGATCATAGCCGCAGCGGCTTTAAGCGAGGATCCGTTATCCGAGTCCATAAACTTCATAGCGAGCGTAATGCCCGCGAGAAGCGCGATCGTAGCGCCAAGACCCTTAAGAAGGCCCTTCCACTCGATCTTGCTTAGCTTTTCCACAGCACTCGAGAGAACTCGAATGGCGAAAGCAATAAGCACCAACGCCGCTGTAGCCTTGATAATATCGGTGGTACTCTTAGTATCAACGATACTTGTGAACATAGCCAGCGATGCGCCAAGCTGTCCCATCATCACGGAAATAGCACCGGTAGCCTTCAGGAGTGAAGACGCCGGAATCCGAGAAATGGTGTAAACACAAGCAGTCAAGATACCGATAGCAACCGCGATCGTCATGAGCTGAGCGACCTTGAGGCTGGTCTGCATCTCTTTAAGAGAGTCGGTCAGCTGCGAGAAAGCATCTTTAATTCGAGTAATCAAGCCGGGAGAATCATCTCCACCCTGCTTAATCTTATCGATGATACCCTTAACGCCGCCCATCACGTCGGAGAACTTCTTAAGCGCTCCGAGACCACCAACGGTCAGAAGACTCTTCAGAATATCATCCAAAGACATACCGCTGGCGATCTTACCGACGACCTCGAAGACCTTATCGAAAGCGGACTTGATGTATGGGGCGACCTTTCGGACAGCCTTAAGAAGTCCCTCAAACGCGGCCTTAAGCTTCTCAAGCACGAACTTAGCGCCCTCGCCGGACTTCTGCGCGACGGTTAGCGCCTGATCGTATCGAGTGAATACACCAAGGACCTTAGAAATGGCATCCTTAACTCCGGACATGGAGTCCGTGAAGCCTTCCCAAGCGGCCTTAAGTCCCTCAACGAGATGGATCGACTTAGCCCAGTCTCCGATAGCCTTAACTACACCGCTAACGAACGAGATAATGGATCGGATAACGCCTGAGACGATATCGCCGAAACCCTCGATAAACCGCTGGAGACGTCCCGAACCGGTTAGGAACTGATCGAGGCGTACTGCAAGATCCCCGAGCTTTGCTGAGAATGAAAGTACACCACCGGCTCCAGATCCGAAAGCCGAGAATATCTTCCCGAAGACCGCACCAACAGACTTTACGATCGTCACGCCGATATGGAGAATCGAGAATACTCCCTTGAAGGCGCGGGCAATCTTGTCGATGGTTCCTTGACTAGGAACGAGCTTCTGAATAAATGTCGAGAAGCCGTGAGTCATCTTCAGAAGGGTCTGCGCGGTCATTGGCGGGAATACCTGTTGCCAAGCCTTACCAATGGCCGAGAAGAGCGGAACAATCCCCTTGACAGTGTTTATCAGAGCATTAATAACTTCGGTACGACCGCCGAGGTCCTTCCACCCCTGAAGCATCTGGTTTCGAGCTTTAGACATACCCGAAAGAGTTCCAGTAATGGCGTTGCCAACGGTAGTCCACAACTGGGAAGCTTCCTCGAAGTCGCCGAGTAGAATCTGCCAGGTCTCAGCCCATCCAGACCCCATCTCCTCCTTGACCACATCAACCAACTGAGAGAAGGTCTTGATCTTGGTGGCGGCGTCCAGACCCGTCTGAGCGAGCTCCTGAATCTGAGCGATTTCCTCGTCGGTGTAACCCATCGTTCGGAGCTGCTCTTCGTTATACTCTCCTGCCATCTGAGACAGAGTTTCGAGCATAATCGACGAGTCAAGCCAACCTTTAGACAAAGATGCTCGGAAGGATCCTTCCTGAGCGATGAGTTCATCAACGTGAACTCCGTGCGCCCGAGCCGTCCTCTTAAGGGCATTCTGGAACTGCTCGCCACCCATTCCGGCGTTCTCGACAGACATCCAGTCCTGGAGCTTAACCGTTCCTGAAGAAATGGCTTGAGACATCTGGAACATCGCTCGAGAAGCCTCTTGCGAGTTAACACCGGCGACAGCCGCGAACTGTGAAAGTCCCTTAATTGCCGAGGTGGATTCTTTAAGTCCGACGCCAGCGGCCGTGAACAACGAAGCGTTCTTCGTCATGTCGGAGAACGAATAAATCGTCTGGTCCGCGTAGGTGTTGAGTTCCTTCAGAGCCGCATTAACGGTCTGAATAGACTCGCCCTTGGACTTGGTGTTGTTGAGAATGGTCTGGACAGAGTTTAGACCCTGCTCGTACTCCGCAAAACCATCCTTCATCGGCTTGAATGAAAGAGAGTTGAGTGCGCTTCCAACCTTAGATGCAATAGTTGTAGCAATATTACCGAGCGCAGTACCGGCGGCAATAGCGAGCGTGGAGAATCCGTTGCGGGCGCTTTCGAGTCCGCTAAGAATCGGGTTGAAGTTGACTTTATTGATGGCGCCCGAGACCTCGGCCATCCCCTGCCCGGCACCCTTAAGGTTCAGCTTCTGCTTGAGCCTGTCTAGAAGGCCTAGGGACTTGTTGACGTTGTTGGAAAACTGGTCAGCGTTGAATTTCAGCGATACAATTCGCTCGTCAATACTAGCCACTCTTCAAAGCCCCCTCTACATCACGTAGTATTTGTTCAAAAATAGGGCGCAAAGCCGGGTTGATATAATCGATACCCCGGACGTAACCGCCGTTACGGGTTCCGTGGCCGTACTGAAGACCAACAGCCACATTGAACCCGTTCTCGATATGGTCGTTCTTCCAAACAATCTCGGCACTCTTACCTTTGCGTTTGACTTCATACGACCATGAGCCGGCAGTTCTGCCGGAGGCAACCGGAGTGGCTTTAGACAGCGCGTTCACGCCCTTACTCCCGGCGGCGTCAAGGACTTTCAGGTACTTACCGTCGCGGAGCCCTTTCAACCAGGACTCAGTTTGAGAGTAGTCTCCAGTAGAGCTGAACGTAAAATCCATCCGATTGCCTCCTGACTACCATTTTGACGTTTACGGCTGCTCAGCCCGATCGAGCATCGAGTTGACTCGAGCGTTGGTGTCGGGTCCGTAGACACCATCGACCTCAGCGCCTACGGCGGCCTGAACGTCCTCGACTGTGGCGTCGTGAGCCTCCTCCGAGGCATCACCCCAGATACCGTCCTGGTCAGTACCCACGACAGACTGCGTGAACTGCACACCGTACGGGAAGGAGTTACCTCCCCAGTTGGACGCAGCAGCAAGAGCATAGCAGCGAGCGCGGGTGTTGGGGCCGGCCACGTTGTCGGGAGTGGCGCGGACAGCCCGCTGAAGGGCCCGGATGTCGGCGGGACCAGACGGGGCAGCCCCCGTAGAGGCTCCAGAATCGGAGTACGCCGGACGGATCACATACGCGATAGACTCGCTGCGGACTCGGCGCCAAACACCGTTACCGGCGGACTGAGAACCGTAGCTACCCGAAGAGGTATTACCCTCGATCGTCTGGAGCGTGCCTCCGCCGAGGTTCTTCTCAACGAACCCGACGTGGTCAGTACCACCACCGTCCCAGTTGAAGATGAGGATATCTCCCGGCTGAGCGTCGTAAACCGATACGAAGTACGCGTCAGGATGCTGGCGGACCTTGTTGACGGTGTAGTCGGTGTTAAAGGAGAATCCGCCAATCGCATCGATCTGGCCGCACTCATCCAAACACATAGAAACAAACAGCATGCACCACCAGACGCTGTCAGAAGGTCCCGCAAGCCACTGCTGTCCAGTCTTGTTGGCCCAATAGCGACCAGCCTCAGAGCCGGGCTCAGGGTCGTCAGGAGCATAATAGCCGATCCTTGCGGCTGCTCGAGCTAGAACCTGCTGCGCGACACTCACTGCATTACCTCCGTAGTCTGAGAGACATGAATACCGGCGTCCTCCATGGGATCGGTACCGATATGGACCTGAGGCGCGAAAGCCTCCTCAGGGTACTCTTCTGCGGAACTCATACTCTATCCTTTCGTTCCATACATCGCTCGGCGACGTTCGTTCTCGGCACGATAGTCTCTAGAAATTTCGTCTTTGGGGCGCTTCGGTGCGTTAGGATTGGCTTGCTCGTTCTTGATGTTGTTAATCCGGATAAGCATCAACAAACGATTTATGTTCCAAGTCTCGCACGAGAAGGGAATATCGAGAGCAACAAGCCAATAGTAGATTAACTCTGTGGTGGTTAATTCAGGGCTCTCTTTTTCTTTACCGGGACGAGTTTTAATCGTTGAAGCAGTTCTCGTATCCGTCATATAGGCGAAGACCTGTTCTATATGTTTAGGCGTCAAACCTAAAATCAGGTCGTCGGAAATTTCTCCGTCCAGAGACATACACCGGATGTAGTAGACCACTTCGTCCATGGTTTCGGGAGGGTAGTGCAGAAACGCTCGTTTCCACTCAGACTCCCATTTTGACATAGACAACAAGCTATGCTCGAGGTGGATAGTCCCGCCCCCGCGATACTCAAAAGTTTCAGTCTCTTCGTTGTAGAATTCGATCGAATCAATTGTTAACGTAAGCACGGGACTATCCTAATCTAGATCACGGACCGACCTGGCCGGTGATACCGAGGGTCGCGAAGACCTCGTCGGGGAGGAGGAGATTCGAGTCCTCGGAAGCGGTTCCGTAGATCTTGTCGGTGATCTTCTTGAGATCCGCCGACTGGAACTCGGACGCGAGCAGCGTGATGGACGAGACCGGGTTGAACCCAGCAAGAGGAACCGGAGTGGACTTGGCCTCCCACGAGAACGCGATGGGCTCGGGAGAGTCGTTGATAGACTCATAGCCCTTCTCGGAAGGGGCGGCGAGAAGCCCGTAGACCAGGTGGATCTTGTAGTCCGCGTCCTGACCGTCGGTGTCGTTACCAACCTTGGTGCGGTAAGACATGGCGAAAGACGCGCGTTCCTGCTGTCCGACCTGAAGGCCCTTCTTAGGCGTGGAGACACCGTCACAGGCGAGGAACTCGTCCGGATAGGTGTAGGCCTCAATGGTGGCGGCGAACTCCTCCGCGGAGACCATGTTCAGGTACGCGATGTTGTCCGCGTACTTCTTATTGCCCTCGGCACCTGAAGGCTTCTCGGTGACCTTGGTGAGGCCGTTCCAAGCAACGCCCTTTCCATAGGACTTCTTTGACTTGTCCCAAACAAACAGGACGCCATGGTCGACACCGGACTCATACCGGTGCTCTCCAATCTTGTCCCACTCGATGACTGCCATTCTATCTCCTAGTAATAGAGTCTGAAAACTTGATGGTAGAGACCGTTGGCGACGAACATTCGGTCTGTAGTACACCCTGGAAGATCTGCGATCTTGTCGGGAAGCGGGTCATCGGGGTTTCTGTATATAACAGTAACCGAGTACCGCTTGATGTGGCGATACGGAATATTATCCGCATGGCGAGTATTACGATCCTCCAACTCATAAACTATATAGGGGACTGATCCGGCCAAACGGGGAGGTGCTTGAAAATAGACCTCTTTATTGCCCGCAGTTTCCTCTAAGAGTTTTTGGAGATCAGTTCTGAGGCCCATTGTATATGCCTCCGACAGTGAGGATCACTCGGGGGTACCGAATCTCGACATTGGTGACGACGAATCGATACCCCATCCAAACCACATACCTGATGTTGAACATGTCCTGAATGGCGCTGTTGTCCGCAATAATGCTAATGCTGTTATTTACGTTAAGACGCCCGTGCACATTGTCTTCATCAGATCGCAAGTTTCGCTGTCCACGGAGTACATCGCCGATGAAGAAGCGTTCGTCAATCTTCTCTTCATGGACCCCGGGGCTCGTCTCTTCATATGTGACGAACCCCACACTCCCTGCGAAACGTGCCATTTTGACCTATCAGACCTCGGGGACGACCGGGGTGTCGGTCTGCTTACGCTCGATGACGATAGCAGTCTTCGGCTGGGTCAGAGCACCAGAGCAGCGAGTCTCAAGCAGGTACTTGAACTGGTTGAAGTCGATGTCAAAGTCATCGAACATGTTGACCTCGCCGCCCTTGTCTGCGCCGATCGTGTAATCGGCGACGTTGACAATGATACCGATAAGATCGACCTTGCCGTTCTTCTTGGTGTCTCGAGCGGCCCCCTTCATGACGGGAACCTCGACGATGTCGGAAACTCCCAGAGCCGAAGCCAGAGAGGCCTTGGTCTCGTAGAGGCGGCGGCCGATCTTGTCCTTTAGCAGGAGAAGTTCGGTAACAACAGTCTGAGTCGTGAAGAGGGTGGGAGTTCCAGTACCCTCGTAGTCAGCAAAGGCCTTGACAAACGCGTCGACCAGATCCTCGCCGACAACCTTCTTATCGAGGATGACCTTAATGGAGTAGAGCTCGTCGTCCTTCCAGATAGGACGGATGTTCTCCTCGTTGATCTTGTCCTGGGAAGAGATGTCGCGACCATCGCCGATCAGAGCCGCACGAGCGAGCTCCTCGTCAAGCATGAGACGCATCTCCTTCTTGACCCAGGCGATAACATTCAGGTCGGTGATGTCGATAAGGTCATCACGATCGAACTTCTGCTTCTTGTAGATGGTGGTAGGCGTCGTCACTCGCTTGAGGAGCTTGAACACCTCCTCCTTCTTCTTATTGCCCTTGACATAACCAAGAGCACGAGCCTTGTCATCGGTAATGTCCGCGTGAATGGACTTGATCCGGGAGAACGGCGAGTGCTTGGCAGCGTCAAGAACCTTGGCGACCCAATCGGTCCGACGCTTGATGAAGGTGGGCTCATCGGTGACTGCCCGAGCGTCGGGGAACAGGATATCGATGTTGTCGATACCATAGGTTCCGGCATGGGCAAGGAATGCATCCTTGAAGGAGCTAAGGTTGTGAGACCGAGCGTCATTCAGAGCATCCTCAACCGCGGAGTGAGCGAGAGCATACTCATTGTCGGTGCCAGTCATGGTCTTCTCGTTCTCGAAGATGTTGGAGTGCATAGCCTCGTCTTCCTCGCTGTCGTTGTTGTCGCTGTCGTTGTCGTTATCGGCGGCCTCCTCGAGTGCCTGACCAATCACGTAATAGACAGCATCCTTCTGCTTGTCTGTGAGGGTCTCGAGGACGTCGGCCACAGTCTCTTCGGAATCAGCCACTTCGTTCTCCTTGGAGTTATTCTCTTCCGGCTCATCTCCGTGACTCAGAGAAAGGCCTGTATGGATAATAGCTTCGTCGAGTTCCTCAACGGACCCGTCCGAATGTTGAAGGGATACATTGTCAATTCGAGCCCCGGGGTTGGCGCCGGAAAGGACAAGGCTCACTTCGACGATGTTTCCATGTAGAACGTCTCCGCCTCGCTGAGTCAGCTTGTTAGCGAAGATCGACAGACTGGTAACATCGCCATGCTCCACGAGCTCCTTCGCAGTTACGGCATACTCGCTCTTGTTGAACTTGCCGTAGCAGTATACGCCGTCCTTGCGGTTTTCGAGCTTAGCGTGTCCGAGAACATTGTCGGGCGAATCGTGACCGTGCTGCCAAACGAGCGGGACGATTCCGCCATCATTATCGACGAATGCGTCGGAACGGATAGTTCGCCCGTCAGAGCAGCGCAGGTCGTTTCGAGTAGCGTAGCCACTAAAGTCGAAGTCGTGCTTCGAAACTCCCATTTTGACTACTCCTCCTGTTCATCGTAGTATGTCGGATCAGTATACTCTGGATAGCTGTTGCCTCCATATGAGTCGAGCTGATTGACGTTGGGATTGCCAAGCTGGTCGGCGATAGGCTCGTCTGACTGCGGGAATCCAAACACCGGACGCAGTTCGTTACCGGTCAGAACCTGGTTACGAATGAGAATATCGGCGACATTCGCAAGTCCCGTGATCGTAGTGTTACGGAACACGTCTCGCTGATAGATTACCCGCTGTCCCTGAGTCCTAGCAGTCTTAGTCAGGAATGTTCGGTTCATCGAATCAGCGATAGCCGCAACGATTGGCTCGACGCAGCGATTCCAATAGTTGAGCATCATCTCTTCGGTTGCCTTGCCCTGGAAGACGTCCGCTGGCATTCCCAGACGATTGTACAATTCCTCGTTGAGGAACTTAATCTGATCCAAGAGATTGTTCTCGGCAGGACGATTGAGCTGAGTAATCTTCTCGGTTCCGTCAGTATAGACGATACCGTGAGGAGAGTTATTCAACTGTTCGTCAATCATCGCTTGACGCTTCTTCGCCTGCTCTTGGCGAGCCTCCGACTTGATGACGTAGGGGAGCTGGATGATCAGATCCAACTTACCCTTACCCGCGGCTTCATCTATCGAATCCAGGATCGACAGCTTCCGCTGAAGCCTTGAGATTGTTGAGTTAGGCCCGTTCATAACATCGGCCATCGGATTCTCAACGATTGCCACAGACTTCTTAGGCATGAGAATCTCATGTTTCTGTCCGTCTTCGTCGTTGTATACCTCAACGGTTACATATCGAGGCCGCCAATCAACAACGCGACCAACCCGCATGGAACGAATGTCAAAAGACTCAGTTTCCCGAGGATTCAACGTGGTATCGACCGGGACTAGAGCAACCGCGCCCTCATCGAACAGACTGAGCACCAAACTTTGTACGAACGGTCGAATCGTCTGATCGAGATTGGGAGCAACGCTAAGACACTCGTTCAAGTCGGATCGCATCTCTTCTTTGAATCTACCATTTTGATCGACTCGAACATGGCGGAAGTTTACAGAAGAGACATCAATTGCAATCTGGTTATAGATCGTCTTGATTAGTGATTTGTCGTTCGGAAGAAGCCGCCTAGTTACCGAAGACGGTCGCATGGTAGTTACCGGTCCAGAGGTCCAGTATTCCTTGGGGTTCTCCCGGCCCGTGAATGCGTTCCAGGCGTGGGCTAACCTGGTGCCGAAAGTATCAGCCAATTCGCTTAGCCCTCCTCATCATTCGAACGCCTCCTTATTTAGCTTGAATGCCACGAAGGCATCGAGCATCGCAGCCACCGAGTCGATCTTGGCGTCGCGACGCTTCTTGAGAAGTTTACGGTTTCCATTGGTGTCTTCAAGCGTGATGCAATTACCCATCGTGAACTGCATGAGAACTTCATCGAATAAGAGACAACGCTCTTCGGAAAGTTTCTTCAGTTCTCCTAATGGAACGGACTCCGTCTTGGCTCCCTGAATAACTTTCTCGATACCGTAAGGACCGTTCTCTTTCTCCCAGCGGTCTACGAACTCTCTCGCGTTGTACGGGTCGAACCCGAACGTCCGAACATCGTAACGAGAATCATCGATGAAACGATCCAGATCATCGTACACCTCCATCATGTCTAGAATGGAGCATTCGAGAACCTGTAGCGAACCCTCCTCGATAAATTCGTCGTACTTCCGTCTCATAGCCGTTGGAAGTTTAGCAAGTGTGAGACTCGAGATGTAACATCGAGTCTTAACGCCGAACTCGCCTCGACCCAGAGGAAACAGGAAGGTGAATGCGCAGAAGTCGTCTCCCTGAGATAGGTCCGCGCCCATCGAACAGGGAAGTCCCCAGAAATCTCGACGACGGTGAGGTAACGTTTCTTCGTATGTGAAGAAATACGTATACCCTTCCATCGGGATTCCGAATCGCTTAGCCAGAATATCGTTACGAGCCGAAGGAACATGTTCTGCCCTCTCGACATCGCGCTGATATGTCTCGTAGGATACCGTGATTCCGATATTAGGTTGCGCCTTGACCCACATTTCGGGGTTGGCTACTTCCTTAATATCGTCCAATCGATAGTGCCAGATAGACGTATGTGGATCGTAGAACTCTCCTTTAAGAATCTTAAGAAGTTCGAGCTTCATGGAGTCTCCGGCAGAGTTTCGAACAGTTCCCTCAGAGGATACGGCAAGGATAAGGTAATCCTTGATCTTCGAGGCTCCCTGTTCGATGGCGCCGACAACATCCTCTCGGATATCGCCAGACAACCACTCGTCAACCGTGTTCATCTTGGTACGAAGTCCCTGAAGTTTGTCGATTGTCATCGGACGAACTTCTAGGAGACTTCCGGTTAGAGTATTCTCGATACCCTTCTTTGATGGAAACAGTTTTGGCCTGAGCGCTTTATTAGAGGTCGCGTTCTGACTTCCAATAGTCAAAAACTTAAAAAGAGGACCTCGTTCTCGAACAATGGCTGTCCGGAAAGCGCTCATAACCTCTTCGGCCTGCTTCATCGTGGGGGCGGTGGTGATCTGATGTGTGGTGGTAGTATCGATCACTAGAAAGTATGCTTGTAGAAGAGTCTCGTATAGAGATTTCGAAGCACCTCGACCAACGATCAAGTATTGTTTGTTCGTCAGTCGAAGCTTTACTTTCTGTCTCTCGAAATGACCACCGTGACCGTTCTCGTTCGGAACATAAACGGACCGCTGCTCGTAATACCACCAACCGAAGATTTGTTCAGCCCATAGAAGGAAGCTGTCTAGGAGTTTCAACTCTTCACCGTCGGTCAACGTCATCTCTGCCTCAGCGAATCGGACAAAACCCTCGACGGCTCGGTCATCATAGTAGATGTTCGGATCAGCGATGAGCCCATCGATCCGATTCATCTCCATAGCGATCTCCCGACACACCGGAATATCGCCTCTAAGCACCTTGGCTCGAAACTCGCCGTAGTACTTCGGCGTCGCGGTGTTACTGAGCATCGCTAAACTCCTATTTTGACGTTAAGCCTTCTTACGGAGGCGCTCGAGGTTTGCGAGGATCTTCTCGCTTCGCTTGTTGGCGAGGATCTTGTCTCGCTGGATGGCCATTCGAGACTTTCCGGCTCGCCGAGCAGAGGCGACGATCGAATCCTGCTGAACCTTAGCCTTTGGGGCGGGAGACTGTCGGTTCGGGACAATCGAATCCTTCTGTGCCCTAGCTTTCAGAGCGGGTGACTGTCGGTTTGACCGGACAACGTCACTAACTTCAATCGGCGGGTTGTTACGACGAATCTTCCAACGCATACCCTTCCTACCGTAGTGCGCGAGAACCTCGTCGTCGTAATGTACGTCCATAATGACTCTCTTTCGTGAAGATCAGCCGAACTGTCTGTTAAACTTTCGACGACCGTTGTAAATGTTAATCTCGCGCATCATTCGACGCATTGCGCCCGACTTAGCGACAGCCTCGTATCCGGATCTGCCGGCTTTAATAGCCTTGTCCGCTATCTGTGCATTAGTCGGAAAAACTCCAGCCGCCTGGCCGCCCTTAAAAGCGAGTGCTCCAGCTAGAACCGCAGTCCCGACATAGCGGGTATTTCCAGTTGCCAAGTTTCGAACACCCCGAGCAGTCTTACCGACCGAGTTCTTAGCGTCTTGTCGGCGTCGCTTTCCTCGGGCCTGCTGAGCACGCTTTTCCCAATCAGTGTTAGCCACATGATTATCGAACGCCTTCTTATAGGAGGCATCTGTAGATCGCTGCTTAACCTTGGCTTTGATGAGCTTACGGCGATTACCAGCGCCCTCGCCGTAATACATCTTTGCTTGAGTGAACTCTCGGGCGTCTCTTCGGGCAGCGCGATCGGTCTTCCGGCTAACCCCCGGGGTACGCTGCTTTCGCACACCCCACTTCATACCTTTTACACCGCTGTGATCGAGGAAATCATCGGGTCGTTCGTAGATCATTTCATAAACTTTCGTACTGTGTTGAACCCGTTAGAAATCTTCTCAGCAGAAGAAGCATCAAACCCGCCGGAAACCGCCTTGTCGATAAGAGCCTTCATAGCGTAGCCCGCAGCGGCTCCAGCCGCGGCGCCCGCAATCTTCATGGTTACATTTGCGAAGTTCTCGGCATACTTTTCGCCGAGCTTCTTACGGTACTTGCTCCGAGGCTTCGCCGTCAAATCGTGATACTGCTTCTCGAGGTTAAGACGTGTCACTCGACGCTGAAGCTCTTTGTTGGAGAGCTTATGGTTGGGTGTAGTGGAGTGTGCGTGCTTGTAATCACCATGCTGGTTCATTAAGCGCGACTTAGATACGCTGGGTTGCTTCTTTCGAACGCCCCACTTCATACCCTTGACGCCGAAATGCGCCAGAACGTCATCTACGGAATCAAAAGTCATTTTGACTCACTTTCCGCGAGGACCTGAATCCGCCACTCAAGCTCGCTGATCTGTTTCTCGATGGCTGTCTGAACGAATGAGTTCGATGGCGGATCAAAGAGTAACCTACATCGTAGGTATACGTAACTCCGAACGAGAAATAGAGACATCTCGGGTTTGAACACGTCTTCCCAGACGGGCCCCGACCCGGTTATAAACTCTCGATAGTCCGTAGCTCCAAGTTGGCGAAGAGTTGAGATAGCAGTGTTGATATGCATACAGATATCGGTATCGAAACTGTAGCCTCGGCTATCGATTCCTAAAACCTCTTTAACGTCTTCGACGATTGATGACATTTCACCTCCAAGGAACGGTATCGTTGGGAGCCCGATCGGGCGGTAAACTGTATAGTAAGCTCTTGTCGCCGAAATGAATGGCGTTGTGAGTCTCAAGAGTTGTTGTTATAAGATACTCGGGATTGAGTATGTCTGGATTGTAGTCCTCTAGATCTTCCGGACAAATCGGATTCATATGATGAACCAGAATGTCGCTATAGATCTCTCGGTCATCTATTCCTAGATCACAAGCGTTATCTCGAAGTATTACTTCGTTCCTGGCAGACAACCATTCAGGAGATCTGTAAAATCTCTGGTTCAAATATCGGTCAAACCCAAAAGTGCTTGCCCCAACATTCCCACCCAACTTCAGATACTCGTATCGGTCCTCGAAAGTCCTCAGACGAAAAAGCTCAGTGACATTGAGTCGCTTATCCATCATTCATCACCTTGATAGGACCGCATCGCCGAGATGGCCTCGGCCATAAGACGTTCTGTGTTGGTGTTAGAATCGAGAACCGTCTTCTTAGACTCAAGAACGGCATTCTCACGACGCAGCTTCTCGAGTTCAAGCTCCTCACGAAGAGTTCCGCGTTTGAGAAGTTGTGAAACGATCATTGGGGATGCGGTACCATCCCTTAATTGGCGCTCGGCGAGCTCGTAAGCAAGCCCGATGAGGATATGCTCCTGCTTTTCCGGGGTGGTAGCCCCTGAGACCCGAGACTTTTTGGTGCCTCCCACTGAGTTACCTCCTAGTCCGGGAAGTAATGAAATAGATCTGGGCAGTTCGACTACAGACTCAACGACTTCTACCCGCCTTTCAAGGGGTACCAATCCTTGAATACTCGTCGGGAAGGAGCACCACAGAAAACCCAACGGTGCAGGGAAATCGTTGAGCCTGTAGCCGAACTGCCCAGATCGAAATCGCAAGCCTCAAAAATCCCCGCGGGGAAAAAA